TTAAAAATTAGTAGACTGTCTTTTAACAGACTTATATTGTATTTACATGATGGATAATTATTTTTAGAAATAAGTTATTAGACAGTAGAAACATCGTTATTATTTGCTATCTGTACTATCTATACTGTTTTGCTTGAGTTTCAATTTCTTTGATAATTTTTTAGGGGCCTTTACCTTTTTATTTTGCTTGGTTACATCTTTTTCAATACTTTCCGTTACTTCATCTTCTTCCAATTTATTCAAATGTTCCTGTAATTTTGATGATCCGATTAATGTATTAAATACAGAAATAGTATCAACATTCCTAGTTTTTTTGTATATGAAATAGTTGTTGTAAAAGGAAATTTTTTTCTCATTTGGTGTCATATTCAAAGATGATCCATAGTCCCTTTTCTTTTTAGGATTTTTGCTAATTTCTTGGTCCATCAAGCCATACAGTTGTTGAAATGATCCTACGCTATTCGGTATTCCTATTTCGCTGCATTCGTCGCGAGTTAACTGGGTAAATCCATAATTTTCCATAATTCTATTTAAATAATCAAAGTTTACCAAATACTCGCGGAATGTTTTATTAATCGTTTCTTGATACACATCAATTGCATATCCTATAGAGGTTTCATCATTATCAAAATGACTATTGCTATAGCCTTTTGTGACTTGCCATATTTTTTTGTTATCTTCGAAAATACTCACACTTTCTCCAATTTCTTTTCCTTGTAAAGCATCGAATATTAAAGAACCATTATAACAACCCCCGACGAAATAGCCATTCACTTTCGTACATTCGCTTACATTACGTATAAAATTATTAAGTGTGCGTTTATCTTTGAAGAAATAATGCAATGCAAACTGACATGAGCTGATATTAAATCCTTCGCTTGCTTTACCATATTGACTATATACGCCTAATCCTAGTTGATCTTTATCTTTTGGACCTTCGCCGAATACGGCATTTGTGATTTGTTTACCTTTTTCACTATACAATGATTCGCCTGTTTTTATGTTGAATTCACTATTTCCATGCACGAATAGTGCATTTGGTATAACTTTGTAGTCTTTTTTATAGTTTAAGAATCTAGCACACGCACCATCAATACGATTCTCAATATTATCTTTCGAAACATCAATTCCAAATACAAAGGATAGTTTTGCACCAATCCATTTTGGAAAATCGCCACCTTTTCCGACAGCATAATCTATAAGTGTATTCCCACGCGTTGACACAGACGTAATTAACATCTTTTTAACAAACATATTGTGAAAATCGCGAAGAGATTTTGTTTTAGATGGTCCTGTTCCACGATTGTAATATACATCACTATCAGATATGTCATCGGGAATGTCTTCGCCAGTTCTAATCATTTTTTCACTAATTGGATTATGAATAGAATGCCAGTTATTATTTGCCACATGATAAGCATTGCCATATTGTGGAAATCCTTTTTTATATTCTTCGGTTTTATCATATCTAACACGCAATGGTACCCACCTCCATCGATTTTCTCTAGTTAAGTCATATCTAAATTCTACAATCATGCCATCATCAAATACCTCATTCTCTTCCGTAAATAATCGTTTATTACCCGTTTCGTCATCGCGCAACATAATATTGCAAATATTCGTTTCCATGTCAGTGGGATTAGTTGGATAAAATGGCAATGGCTTGTATGTATTTTGATCTATATCATCGCCATATTTTGGCAGGTTGTTGTTAATAACATCGGCACAAGGATTAATATATCCATGCTTTTTCTCATCAAACCCAACACGAAGGATAATTGTTTTATATTGTGACAATTGTTTGTTTGAAGTGGTGTTAATACCATCTTGAAATATATTTCCAATAGCATCATTTGTACCATTTGTGTCCTTTTTAGTAGTAACTAAGAAATCGACCGTATTAAATTCGGATGGTTTCCATTTAAATGAATGTTCCCAGCTTGGTTTCATCAATGAACCTGCTTTTCCAGGTGTATCAGATGCAACGCCCAAATATGCTGGTGTGAAAATTAATCCATCTACTTCATATTCGTATAGCCCCTGTTTTTGCTGGTCTATAATCGTATTACAGCATTGAAATATATTTACATTGTCGTTTTCTGCCTTGAATTTTTTATTTTCGATACGAATAGGAGATGGTCTATCATTGACACTTGATTTTGCATCTAAATTTTTAACAATATTTATTAGGAGCGGTAATCTATAATCAGCAATGGGTTCATTATTATTTTGCGATGGTATAAATGAATATGTACGAATATCTTTACCATTCATAATATATATGTCAAATGCTGCATATAAATTAATATATTCTCCGTTTTTATTATGTAAAATATGCTCTCCATCTAATATTGTATTAAATGTGTCTACATTTTTGGTTACTGCACCTGTAAATTGTACGTTCATATTTGTATCAATTAAATACATTTTGCCTTCTTTGTTAATATACAATAATTTTCTTAAACCATCTGCTTTCTCAGTCACCGTGTAATCATTTCTAATATTTGGAACACCACTATCCTCGTTAGTAGGCATAATATGTTTCATTTGTAATGTCATCGAAGATGGTCCTAAAAATAATTTTGGTTTCATTTTCATTCGTTCGTTATAATTATCGCCATGTACTAGTTTTAAATACTGTTTTCCGACATCTTGAATTTCACTATATGGAATAGGATAATTTGTCATTTGTAATCCAGATAATATGTATATAATGACTCTTCTCAATGTTTTCGTAAGAATATCAACAGAAGTAAAATCGGTTCCAGCGCCAACTTTATTATTTAAGATTTCCAACTCAATTTCGTATTTTTCAATATTGTCCACTACACCGGCAGATTGGAAATTATACTCAGGCTTTGGTCTATATATTTTTCGCCCTTTGTATTCGATCTGTTCGTAATTATTTTCTTTTACAATACTCAAATCTGCGCGAATTGGATATTTATCATGAACGAATGATATACGATTAATATAACGGAACGTTTTTTTAGAATTTTCCCAATTAGCGATGATATTTTCTGCCAAATTTCCATAGGATGGTATTTTCTTTTCTGTTTGAAAAGAAGCGCGCAAATTATAATCGTTAATATCAACTGGATAAACAGGACCATTGCTAATATTGGCGTATCTTTTTTGCGTAAAAGAGGGTGTTACGTTTTTCAAGGAGTTAGTTTCACAATATTTTTGAACGTTATGAAGACCATTAATTTCTACTCTTATGCTCGATGGTTTTGTTTGGCCGGTTTTTTTATCCAAAAATTCTGATTGTATTTTTAGAGAATAATCATCATTTGCTAATAATGAAAACCCAGAAGACTTTAGTTTTTGAATTACATTATCAAAATCTATTTTAGATATAGTTTTTATCCCCTTCGTACCAAACCGAATTTCAAATTCTGGTGTCCCATCGTCACGTTTTGTTACATTTTCTAAATATTTATTGACAATATTATTAAATTGCTCTTGTGAATTTAATTCTGGCATGTGTATATATACAATTACATATTATTTTATATTTATTTCAATTTTATAAAATAATACATATGAAAAATAATGACACGTAAATTAGTAAATTAAATGTAAATAATATGTTTACAACAGTACATTTACAATTTTTCAATAATTGCTTGATACATTTCTTGTTTGGTTGGTTTATTAGAAGATAGTGAAATATATAGTCGTTTGCAAATGTCTTTTAATTCGGACGATTTGTAACCAGAAATAGCTTTTAATGGTTTATCTAAATTCTCTAATTTCCAATAATTATCACGATAATAATCTAACTTATCCTTTGTGATTTGCTGTTTCAGGCCATATTTACCATCTAGTTTTTCCACCACATAACAAGGTTTATTTTCATTTATCATAATTTCGTAGTATTTTTTGTTGTCAATATAAAAAATATTTATAGATTTTAAATGACACAATGCTTTGATGGATGCCATGGAAATTTTTTTTGCATTTGTTAATTCATCTTCTACACTATTTCTACTAATTTTAATAGTTTTAAAAATATCTTTTCTTTGGCGAAACTCTTCTACCCATTTAAATTTAATATCCTTTTCTAGAGTAAAATAATTTTTCACATAAGTATAGTCGTCAATTTCATGCATAATTATGTAAAAACACCAAAATAGCATATCTCGTTGTTTGGGGAAAAAAATATCAGGCATTATTAAAATATTTTTTTTCATATTTATATTATTATCAGATGGCGTGTTTTTATTAATAACATAATTATTTAACGATTTATTATTTGTATCATTTTCACTATTAGCAATACCATTTCTTTCCATATTTTTTGTAGATATCATAAAATCAGTAAGATCACTAATGTCTGTAACTTCATTAAATCTCTGCATTTATGCTAATACTAGTACTATCTTTATTATCATTATTATCTTTAATATCTTTAAAAAATGTATTAGACAGCATATCTTTCTGCTCTTCAATGTCGTTTAATTGTTCTTCTTGCTTTTTCACGTATTCTAAATACCCTTCCATTTGAAAAATTATTTTTTCATTCACATTGGTTAAATTAATAAAAACACCATTTTTATTCTCATTTAACGTGCAAGACTCGTCATTTCTTAGAATTTTCAGCACTTCTATTTGATGAAACTTGTTAAGTTTTTCTATATTTTCTTTTAAAGCAATTAAACTAGAAGCCATAATATATTATCACGTACTTTCTTTTTAAATATATTACTTAATAACTAATTTTGGTTTCTTCTTATACTTGTCCGATTTTGGCTCAACTATTTCTCCTATTACACTAACATGTTCGTCATTTAATTCATATCGCTGTCCGATTACTCTTACATTTATTTCATCACTTTCTTTAACGCTATTAAAATAATTGTTATTGTAATGATGATCTCTACTAACGTAAATAACTAATGGTGAAACATCTTCATTAGTTACTGCGCGAATACCTGCCTGTGTTTTATTTTTTACAAGACATTTAACTATCATTCCTTCTACCGGACAACAAACCATGCATTCAAATGCTACATCAAATTCTACTTTATCTTCGTGCAACACACCACTCGAGTAGGTAAGTATTTTTGTAGATTCTGGTTTGATAAAGCCTTCAATAGTACATTTACCCTCAATTTGTTTTTTAATTTTATGTTCTAATAATTCTTTAATATTTTTTCCAATTTTTTCGAATGGTAACAGAATTTTTCTACTAAGTAAAGAAATAGCGTATACGCCAACTTCTCTCTCTTTCTTCTGTCGATTATCCTTCTTAAATGCCAAACTATCCATTATTAATATATAGTTATAGTATATTCTTTAATTATATTCAATTTTATTTATAATAATTTTAGGTTATAAATAAAAGACATTTGTGTTTTCAAAATAACCAATATTGTAAATCTTCTTGGTATTACCAACGGTGTAAACATTTAAAATGACATTTTTTCAATATTATTTATAATAGACTCGTCTGTTTTCAAAAACCAACGTTTACCGTTTTTTTTCTTCTTGTCAAAATCTCTTAATACCATTTCTTGAATGATGCAAAATTCAGTTTTATTACGTCCTTTTGTATTTTCATTTGTATATCTGGTTTCATCTAATATGGAATTTAATAATTTAATTGTGTCTGATTTACCAGACTGGTCGCATCTAGCTCCTTTACTTCGTTTATCTTTCATATTCTTTACTTTAAATATATTATATTCATTTTTGAAATCTCCTATAAACCCTACATAGGTATTCATATTATTTATATCTATTACCATTTTTTTTAGTTCAGTTGCTAAATCGGTATAGTCTTCGCTTAAAGCATTTTTCCACTCGTTATTTTCATAAATAAGTAACGATGGTTTATTATCTTTTACTAATAGTATACCAATAACCCCCTTTGACTTTAATATTCTATTATCGTAATAATTTTTAACAAGTTTTTCTATTTCACTCATTTCATCTTTGTTATAAATATAGTTCAATAAATCTTTGGTTTCGCGAAATAATAAACTCTCTAAATTATGATCTATTATAAAGTTTACATAGTCATCGTCATTTACGTTGAAATTATCTTTAAAATAATGTTTGTTTTTTAAATAAGCTGCATATAAATACCAATTATCTTCGCCTCGTTTTATGTCAACTACTTCTTTATTTGTAGCATTGTTATAATTCGCGATAATATTTCTTACAATATTTATTTCGCTACCATTTGTCTTTTTATTCATATTCTTTTCACCACGGTGTTTAGATAATTGTAATTTAATCGGTTCACCTACTAATTTTACAGGTATCGTAATATCTTTATGTTTAAAATCAATCGGTCGATTGCGTTCAAAAACACTGACGGTATCATCATTGAGCTCGACAGGTTGAAATAAATAGTATTGGTCTATATTCACTAAGTATCCTATTCTATCATATTTGTCAACTATATACTCATTTTTATCATTTATTAAAGTAGACAATGCTGTATTAATTTGAATTAAAGGGTAGTTTTTTAATACATTTAATTCACTTATTAATTTATCTTTTTTATAAAAATGATGTTCTTTGAATAATTCCTTTATTCTTTGAATAATTTTATCAGTATTAATTACAATAAATGACTCTTCGTAAGTATCTAATTTAATATCTGCGTTTGTTAATTGTTTAAATGGTTTACACTTAAAATTGCACGTGTCCATATAGTCACAAGAAACAGTATGTGATTTATCACCTACTGGAAAATCTATCGTTTTTTTATTAGACAATACTTGTTTAACAACTGTATTCATATTTTCTTCAGTAAAGTTAGTTTGGTCTATATTTAATATACAATCTACTGATGTTTCTTTTAATATTCTACTAACACGTCCTATTTGGACTGCTTTTAATTCAGCTAAACGATAAATATACAAATCGACTGATTCTTCCTCACTATCGTTCATTAGTGTACCATATAAGAATATTTCTACATTTCTCTCTTTAAAAGGTAATTGTTTGTGACTGCATGTTCTTACAGCACGACCTATGATTTGCTCTATAAGACTTAAATTATACCAAGGTTCCAATATATGAACTTGACGTAAATTTTTAAAATCTATTCCTTCTGCACCTGTCATAGAAATAATGACAACCTTTATTTTTTCACCATTTTTATTATCTTCATCTGTAAGATTTTTTAAATCATATACTTTATCTGGCGATAAAGCTGGATCCCCAGTTATCATAGTATACGTTGCTGGTCTGAATAGCGATGGGTCTGACATTTCTTCTTTTGTTACATAAGTATTTGCATCAATTTGTTTGCGTGGTGCAGTTTTAAATAAATTAGCCGTTTTGGTACCAAATCGCGAAAACCCAATAGATTCTAAAGCAAGTGCTATTGGGACAGCGCCTCCATCGATAAATTGACTATATATTAGTATAATACCAGTTGAATTATAAATATTATCTATTATACCTTTTATTTTTGAACTGTAATTTCCTATATTATTCGGTAAAAACATACCTTCGTAATCGGATGATTTATATTCAAAATTTTTACGACTAGGCGGATTTGTGGTTTCTGTGTATTTCATAATGCGTTTTAATCCTTCACTTCCTATTAATAATTTACTATCAAAATTAGGGCTTATATCGTCTAATTTTTTATAGGGATACACTATATTTAGTGCTTGTAATGGTTTCTGTAGTATTGTATATCCAAAAGAATCCATATTTTCAAACGACGGTAAACCATCCTTATTTTTCTTTGATTTATCATTTATTTGTTTTGTTATATAATTATATCCGATTTCTTGATATAACCCGCATTTATTTACATATACATCTAGATGTTCTAATGGTTGAATAATAGGTTTACCATTTATTTGTATTCTAGGGTACGGAATATTTTTAAATGTATTTTCTGCAGAAAATAAAGAAGGAAAAATACGATAAGGAAATGTATATGGATTTTCACCTCTTACAAATGATACATATCCAGTTGCTTTTCTTTTTAACAACTCTTCGCCTATATTTTTTCCATCAGCACTAATTAGCAAATTACCTTCTTTATCAAATACGTCACGATGCTCTATGATAGAGCGATTGTCGTTTAAATTCATTATGTTTAGTAACCATATTACTTCTTTATAACTGTTATACATCGGTGTAGCAGAGAGAAATAATAACCTCAAATTATCTGCATATTTAACTAATTTAAATAATTCTTGTGCTACGCGCTTATCTTTTTTATCCTCACTAACACGAATGTTATGCACTTCATCTATAATAACTAATCTATTATTGAAATTGCGCTTTAATTTTCGAATCATTTCTGCCTTTCGTTTTTTTGGATCTTCATTATCACTAAACGATATTCTATCAATATAATTCGAGAATTCGGTATATCCTAAAAATAAGTACGATGTATTAATAATGCGTTTTATTTGTTTTACAACCTTTTCTTTATTTAATCCTTTCATATTCATAGGGTTAATTTCTTTCAAATATTTATTCCCAGTACATGCTCTTAAATTCCATAATCCATCGATTAATTTTAATTTTCTCTCATCAAATAATTGTAATTTGAAATTCTCTTGTACGTTTGGGGATGCAACTACTATAATTCTTTGATTGAATCCTAATTGCTTCAAATAGTTTCGCATTTCTTCTGCTACAGTAATTGCACTACATGTTTTTCCAGTTCCTAAACCATGGTACAATAACAAACTGTTATATGGTGTTTGAAAACTGAGAAAATTCCTAACGAATAGCTGATGAGGTGATACTTCAAAATCTGCATTACATAATTTTTCCGCTTGATCTTCTATGTTATATTGTTTTCCATCATAAATAGTTTCATGAAATTCTTTCTTTTCTGCTATTTTTACATTAAAATTATCATCGTCTAATGATGGATAAAGGTTTTCAAACCGATTACTACTATTCTCTATTTGTTTACTATTTAATAATTCTTTTCCATATAAATAAGTATTATAATTTACATCATCTAGTCCATTTAATTCATCTAAATTTATTTTACTAAAATTCTCATTATATACCGATTCCATATTATCTTCAGTAACGGTAGGTATATTTGATTTTATTCTTAATTTTGTTTTTGGCCCTTTTAGTTTTAGTTTCAGACTCTTTATTTTTGTAGTCACTGGTTCAATAGATGTTTCTTTTTCCATTATGTCTTCTTTATTATTTTCTGTTATTTTTAAAGTAGTATCTGTATTTGACAGTTCCATAATATATACTTATATATTGTTAATATAATCTATATTCTTGTAGAACTTTATTCAGTTTATTTAAAATATCTATTTTTTCTAAATTATATGGCCTGATATGTTTTATACATTCATTATATGTAAACCATTTCATGTCGCTAACTTCTGTTTCTTGGTATAAATTTGTTGTATTTATACTATTATCAATATATCCAACAAAATATTTGTGTTTATATGATTTCATATTAGAACCTGTAAATATTTCTTCATATGGTACTATATTATGAATTAGCTTGACATCACTTCGTAAATATCCAGTTTCTTCTTCGAATTCCCTTAAAGCACAATTCAAATCTTTTTCCTGATAATTTCTTCTTCCTTTTGGAAATCCCCATTCTGGCTCTTCCCATACCATAGTTACTTCGTCTAGTATTGTTTCTAAACTATACACGTTTGTGGTTTGAAACCCGGATTTTAAACTGTTAAATTTTTCTCTAGATGTTTTTTCTTCACCTCTATATTGAATACCAACTTGTTCTCCCCATAAATATTTCCACAATTCGTCAAATGAAGAGTTTCTTATTAATTCTAATTCGTATTTTGACATTTCATTAAAAATATTAACTAAATAATGATAATTATGTAATGGATATTTTCCACGCATAAATTCTACAAACCCCAAACTATGTTTTCGATTTATCATTAAATATTCAAATTCATTATTATTACTACTCATTCTAAATATAATTATACCAATACTTGTAATAGGATGCTTACATGTATGGAACGCGTGCCCCGTTTTACCACAATTATTACAAAAATTATATGATTTTATCATTATTATTCGCTATATGTTTATTTACTTATCTTTTTATATTGTTTCATTTTAATGACAGAAAAATCTTTTGATCCTGAAGTGTGGGGTCCACACTATTGGTTCTTTTTAATGACTATTGCTATATCATATCCACTTAAAGCAAATGAAGTAACCCGCAAAAAATATTATGATTTTATATCAAACCTACCATTATTTGTACCTCATCCACAAATAGGAAATAAATTTAGTGATTTATTGGATAAATATCCGGTATCACCGTATTTAGAAGGGAAAGATGCCTTTTTAAAATGGGTTAATTTTATACACAATAAGATTAACATTCAACAAGGAAAAGATGAAAAAACGTTAACAGAATCCTTAGATATATACTATGACCTATACAAACCAAAAGAAATTATATTGCGAGAACAAATTAAATACAAAAAAAAACTAGTTATTACGGGTATCATAATACTTTTAGTAGGAGGTGGATACTACCTATATAAAAAATAAATTCTCCTTGTAATATAATAATACTTAATGAATAACTTAAATAATACACCATATACAAAAAAATCCTATTCGAGAAGAAACTCTTCAAAACATATTACAAAACATAGTACAAAGAAAAGGCGGTCTAAACTAGGTGGTGAAGCGCTTGCATCAGGTGGATTTGGTTGTATATTTAAACCCGCGTTAAAATGCAAACATATATCTACGCGAACAAATGGGGTTAGTAAGATGTCTGTTAAAAAACATGGAATTCAGGAAATAAAAGAAATTAAAACGATCAGAGAAAAACTAAGACACGTTAAAAATTATAGTGAATATTATTTATTAGATATAGAATTATGTGAGCCAGATAAACTTACTAATAACGACGTGCAAAAATTTGATGAGAAATGTTACGCCCTTACTAGATATAATATAACGCAAAAAAACGTTAACGATAATTTAGATAATCTAACTATTTTAAATATGCCAGATGCTGGTATAGATTTGAAAGATTGGTTTTTAAAAGGCAATAATATTGATAGAGCGAAAATTATTAAATTAAATAAAATGATAATAAAATTATTAAAACATGGCATTGTTCCCATGAATAAATCAGGCGTTATACACAACGATCTAAAAGATAGAAATGTAATGGTCGATAAAAAATCGAATGTGCGAATTATTGATTGGGGGCTCGCAAGTATTGTAAAAAATAAATCTATTCCTCAAGAAATTATGAATAGACCATTACAATTTAATACACCGTTTTCTTCTATGATTTTATCACAAGAATTTATAGCTAATTATAATATTTTTTTGCAACACGTAAAAAAAGGTACTATATTATTCAATGATGTAAATATACGCAATTTCATTATAAATGAATATTTAATTAAAATAAACAAATATTATGGATATTATGATGATAATGTAATTGTGTTTAACATGATATTTGGATCTAATATTAGGGAAGAAACTCATCTAACCAACGAAAATAAACAATCATTGCTGGAATATGGCTATTATTTGTACTACTTAACTAATTATATTAGTGAAATATTAGTGAAATATACTAGTAAAACATACAATTTCGAAATAAATAAATATTTTATAGATTGCTATTTATTCAATAGTGATGTATTTGGAATAATGACAGTCTACTATAATTTTTTTGAAATAGATGTTAATAAAATAGCATTGCCCGATAATGTTAAACATCAATTTTTAAATCGTGTTAAATCAATGTTAGTTGAATATATATTTTCAAATAGTTCTGAAAAAATTAATGTAAAAAAATTAATACGTACTATTGATTGTTTAAGCAAATTAGTAAGTTCTTCTAATAATAATAATTTAAATTCCATTAGTCGATATGACATTTATTCCAATAGTAAATCACATACACATAGTAAATCACATACACATAGTAAAAGTAAAAAACATAGTAAAAGTAAAAAACATAGTAAAAGTAAAAAACATAGTAAAAGTCTTAAAAAACTACCAAGTCAATAACTTTCACAAAAAATAAACTTTATAAATATTATATGAAACTAGAAGTTCTTATTTTAGCAGTATCTGGATTTTTCATAGCAAATACATATTACGATGGAAACTATATTAAAATATTGCAATCATGGCAAAAATATTTTAAAATGGCTGGTTTTGCGTTTGCTGGATTAAGTATTTACTTATTTTTAAAGAAAAATCCGAACCAATCACAATCATTAGTACAAGAAATAACAAATATAGTTAAATTTATGCCTAGCTCTAAATCTACATTAGATATTTTTACACCGTTTGTCGATTTTACAAATCAAACACCATTTATGTCTTCTAATTCTAGCTTTGATAATAATAATATGTATCCTAATAATTTACAACATTCGCCACAAAATCAACAGCAACAAATAAATCGCATGATGGGTTCTGGTAAAACCGGTACAAAAAGATGCGTAAGTGAAACTAAAAAGAAATTTGTAGCATCTCAACAAAATTGGCATTGTGGAGATTGTCAAAAACAATTGCCAGCATGGTTTGAAGTAGATCATAAAATTCGTTTAGAATATGGTGGTTCAAATCATGTGGATAATTTAGTAGCTTTATGTAGAGATTGTCATGGAAAAAAAACAGCTATGGAAAATTTATAATCTGTATTATTTTAGTTATATACATTTGCATACATATAACTATAAGTAATTGTGTAAACAACGTATTTTATTTCTAATGATTTATTAATGATAAATAAAATTAATAAATCTAATAAAACAAATACTCATAATAATAAAACAAATACTCATAATAATAAAACAAATAAATTACATATTATGAAAGGAGGCATTATAGATAACAACATCGTTAAAAATGTAAATGAAATTAAAACTGACGGAAAAACCGAATTAGAAGATCGTGGTTCACCACCTGAATACAATAATGAAAACACTACTTTTTTTTCAAGATTTGTATACATTCTTAAATACGTATGGCAGTTATATAAATACTATGTTTGGTATTCTATTAAAACGCACAAAATAGAAGTGAGTCTAATACTTACATTAATAGCATATATAATACTTGTCGTTTCTATCTTTACACATAATCCATACGATTTGATTACTGAAAAAAATGGAGGCATGAGTATATTTATTAGCTTATTTGGTGGCTTTTTATTTTTACTAGCAATATTTTATTATATTCGAAGAAAAGAGTTATTTCCAGATGAAACAAAATATGAACGAGCCTCTACTAATTTAAGTTTTATTGGAAAAATATTTACATCGGTTGTTACAATTGCCATAGTATTAGGTACAGTGTATTTACTATTTAATGCAGCATCATATTTTAATGATTTCAGCAAATACTTCACGTTTGGGATAAATATACTAATATTCATAGGTTTAGGAACAATTATATATAAAATTATTTCTAATTATACAAACGAAGGTGTTAAAAATAATATAGATAAAAACCCGTCATGGGTTGGGTTATTTTTTAAAGTAATTGGATATATACCATGTTTAATATTACAATTGGTAGATTATATCAAAGACCAATACCATATTACCAGTAATCCAATTTTGATTCTTTTGTTAGTAGAAGCGGTATTAATCATGTTTTATTTCGCATATCCAGTCTTTATGGATATTATTATGCTTCATAATGCCGAGTTGTTATTAAATACTCCTGAAAATTTAAATACTGAAAAAAATTTGGGAACATTCCAGAAACTCAATTTTGTTAACGATAAATTTCAATATAAATACGCAGTATCAGGATGGGTATATTTAGATTCTTTTCCACCAGAAACAAATCCCAATTATGAAAAATACACTACAATAATAAATATTGGCAATAAACCTAATGTTTCATATAATGTGTTAAAAAATAAGTTGCGCATTAAAATGGAAAATCAAGGAAAAAAAGAAGAATTTTTATACGAAACCGATAATTTTTACATGCAAAAATGGAATCATATTGTTATTAATTACGATGGTTCCACATTAGACATATTTATAAACAATGAATTAGTTTCCTCAACAACTGGAGTTGTGCCATATAACGGAAACACAATTATGAGTACCGGATTCAATGGAGGATTATCTGGTGGCGTTTGTAACGTGCGATATTTTAAAGAGAGTATATCCAGAGGAAAAATTAGTTGGTTATATAATTCCGCTAAAAATTTAAGCCCACCTGTTATTTAGAAAATTTCTAACTGTATATTATATTATGGAATTTTCAGTTACCCGTATAGCATTAATAGTTGTAGTTATATTACTTATTATTCTATTATTTCGTTGGTTTTTTTATGCCAAAACAAAAATCGCTAGTATGAATGATGCAAAAAAGGTTACTAAAATATCTGCAAGTGATTTAGCACAAAATAATAGTTCTAACTTTGCATATTCAGTTTGGTTTTATGTAGATGATTGGAGCTACCGTTATGGCGAACCTAAAATTATATTAGGTAGATTAGATCAAGATTTGCACCCATCACCTTCTATTGTTTTAGGCGCTATTGAAAACAACATCAAAATAGAAACCACAGTGTATCCTTCTTCAAAATCAGATAAAGATTCCACACATACATGCAATGTAGCGAACGTGCCTATCCAAAAATGGGTTAATATAATAGTTAGTTTGTATGGTCGCACACTTGATGTATACATTGATGGTAAATTAGTAAGAACCTGTGTTTTACCTGGTGTTGCAAAAGTTGCAAATAACGCACCAGTATATGTTACCCCTATGGGTGGATTTTCAGGTTATACATCCAATATTCACTACTTCTCAAATTCATTAAACCCTCAAGAGGCATATAATATTTATCGTAATGGGTATGGTGCTTCTGGTATTGAATTCCCTTATCAACTCAAAATTGAATACTTAAAAGATGGAAAGGAACAAGGAGGTATTACCATTTAAAATTTCAATGGTGTAAATCATAATATGTAAAATGCAAATTTTAGGGAATTGACATTGTTTTGAGAAAATTTTAATTTAGAATATTATCATGACTGATAATATATGTATAATTATTATGTATATATTATCTAAATTTCTTATCTATAATATATAAGTATGTCAGAATTTGGAAATATTTCTTCTGGAGCTGGAGCATTTGATGTTTTTAAAAATAATAAATCAGTTGATGGAACTATGGAATTTTTAGAATCAAATAGTTTAGTAGCAAAAGTGGCGTTTTTATTACTAGTACTTATTGTTTTCGTTATTTCTATTAAATTTGGCACTCAATTAATGGCATGGCTATTTTCACAAGAAGGTTCTCCTTATTTGATCGATGGTATGGTTGATGGTAAAACACTCATGGTAATACCACAAGATCCTAATATTGAAACAGCAGTTCCATTAATTCGTTCAGACGATCAATCACGAGGTATCGAATTTACCTATTCAACCTGGTTATTTATTGATGATTTAGTATATCAACAAGGTCAATATAGACATATATTCCACAAAGGTAATGCAAATATTAATGTTACAGAAAAACCAACTGGTATGAATTATCCTAACAATGCACCTGGATTGTATATTGCACCCAATACTAACGCTTTAGTTGTTGTCATGAATACATTTAATGATATTGAAGAAAAAATAACTATTGAAGATATTCCTATGAATAAATGGGTTTGTGTGCAAATACGTGTTGAAAATCATCAATTAGATGTATATATTAATGGTAAATTGGCAAAACGCCTTATAATGAATGGTGTCCCAAAACAAAATTATGGCGATTTGTACGTAGCAATGAATGGTGGATTTTCCGGCTATGTATCTAATTTAAGATATTTTAATTATGGTTTAGGAACTGCTGAAATTCAATCTATTGTAAATGCTGGTCCTAAT